AGCTGCTTCGGGATCTCCTACTTCAATTCGTGAACCAGAAAGAAATCTGGATCTTACGTGGGGTAGATCTAAATAAACTCCTTGCGCGGTTTTTGTCCCAGCAGAAATACTTTTTGATCCAGAAAAATTGAGCATTGATGTGATGATGGCTCGATCATATCTTAGATCACTAAGTGTAAATTTTTTGGGACCGCCGAACTCTTTTATTCTTACGTAAATGTCAGGATCTAGGCCGAATGCTCTAATGATAGTCTTGACGCTGTGGACTGTACCCTTAGACCGTATTGTTTCCCCGACATTAGTTAAAATTCTGCGAAGAATCTTATTTCTTATTGCCATCATTGACATTGGATTGTCAGAATAGTCTACAGACAGATTTTGATTGTGATAAAATTGCTCAGGATTAGCATCTGTGAAAATTGGAGGCAGTTCAAATCCAAAGTACTTAGTTACGAAAGGTAAGAACTGGTCTGCAGCACTGTCCTCATCGTCGTACCCTACGTGGGTTACTACGGACATATGATCTGTCACAGCTTTGATTTCATCGAAATGTTTTGCCCATACAAACAGCATCGCAGACAAGATTTGCGCAGATCCTAATTCACCGGAGCCGGGCATATTACTTCCTGAATATGGGCTTTCTATGGGTGCGTCATAATCATGAAATCCAAAAATATTAAATCCTTCGTCAAAATAGTGCGGAGGCACAAGCTTAGTAATTAGATTAGGATTATTTTCATCGTAAGTACTTGCTGTAACTAAAAGATTGACATTTAAATCTTGGACTGGTGAATAGTTTGGAAACAGAACTGGATTTGTATCTCTATTTTCTTGTGTTAGGGCTGTACCGAAACTTCCTGTTTCCCTCATGTAGGAAGAATAATTTGCTACAGTTGAATGAAGTCCGTTGCCGCTACTGTCTAAGACTAAAGAATTGTTTCCAAAGCTTCCTACTGGTTCATTAAATTTAAAGTAAAGCTTTAATTCGTCAATAGGGAAGACATTTTTATTTTCAAACTTTTTCTGATCTTCTTCTGACACTAACGAGTGATAAAATCTTACTTCGTCTAGCGATCCTGAATATGTCTCTGTTGGGATTAGATCATTGTCGCCGCTCATCGCGATTCCAGCATGTGTGCTTCCGGACCCTATTAGGAACGGAGATGAGTCAAATTCAATATTGTTCATATCAGCTGTCTGAGAAGACGTAGCTTCTAGAGACGAATCTACGAATAGCTTTAATTTGTTCTCATTAGATCTTCTGTCATACGACGCTGCGATATGTTTAAACTCGCCCTTGGGAATGGAAGCGCTGGCGAATAAAGAAGTGCTCCCAGAGGAAACACCGAAAATGAGACTGGCATTAGAAGTTGAATTTGACTGGGAGACTGCTAGCGTAAATCCCATATTAGTGTCATCTAGTTTTTGAAACAAGACTTGATTTTGATTTGAAGTGTTGTCTCTGAGCTTTAAAACGCACTCAAGAGTATAGCTTTTAGTTCCTGGATTTAAAACTGATTGTCCTGTTTTGTTTTTTGAAAAATCAGGAAATTGCGATCCTTCAAAATCGTGGACCTTGATATAAGATCCTTCATCAGTACCAGCGCCTGAGGATCCTGAGAATATTAGGTACCCCAAATTCTTAGGGAACTGATCTAGAACATATTTTTCAAATCCAGTGAGCTGACTTATATATTTTTCAAATTCAATTCTAGTTCCATCGAAAGGAAACTTATTGATTATGTTGTCAAATGCAACATTTACATTTGCAGTTGCTGAATTGAAAAAAGTGTGATTTTCAAACTTTGAAAAATCTATTGGGAGTTCTTGTGTATTTCTAATTCCTGTTCCGGGGGAATTATATAAAAAATATTCAGAGGTGCCTACAGATAAGTTTGTAAGATCATTATTCGTCTTTTTTATAAGACTTTTATCTGCAGCAAAAGATTCCCGCCTCAAAGAAGGGGAAAAAACTCCAGGGCGGATTGTTTGAAGACGATTTTTATTAGTCATTTAGTCAATCCTAAAAGTTCCGCCAACTCTCTCATATATTTGATCTGCACCCAAATCGTTAATAAGAACGTCTATCGAATAAACTCTTCCGATGCTTAGATCATCTGTGTAAAGGTCAAAGTACATACCGTCAGAATCTGTTGACATCAAAGTAGATTTGTCAGCAGTGTCAAAAGGAATGATCACATCATTAGAATATTCGTCTCTAATTCTATAGTATGCGTCCGTAAATACAAGACTTGGGCGCACATATGGTAGTTTAGATGCAGGAACCTTTTCATCATCGTCGAATGCGACGAATCTAATTCTTACTTTCTTATCCTTCAGATAAGAGCTTCTTACATTCTGGATGCTTGTGATTAATCTATTCGGCGTATTGTCAAATCCTGTAATATTGGGACTTTTTACTTCCAGTGATCCTGTGTGGAACGTATAAGATTTATCAGTCGATCTCCAGAATACATCAAATGTAATCGAGCCGCTATCACGAACAAAATCAGCTAACGTTGCTGATCCTGTAACTGCTGTTGTATCAAAAGAATCTATTGCAAAGCTAGATGAATAAACGCCTGATGCGAACAGAGCGGCCCCGTACAAATGCTGTGATCCTGATATTTCTTTTTCAAAAGATCCTGTCTTTATCATTAGACTCATGCAATTGGTTCCAGACAGTCCAATCAAGGAAGAGCCTGATAATATGTTTGCTGTGGCACCTCGAGAAAAATGATTCAAGAACAAAGAGCCGGAAAGATTAAAGTAAAAAGACTCATGATGATCTTGTATGTCATCCCTATATTTCACTTCAATTCTTGGATGGATCCTTGTATTATTCCCATCCCTAGATGCGAAACGCTTGACAAATCTTGTCTTAGAATCTGTTTCTTGTGATCCTGAGAATGATATTCTAAATCCGAAGTCAGGAATTTGTCCAGCTAAGGTTGCAGAAACTACTCTTGTCACATCTACGTTTAGATTTTCATTTCCAACTGGAAATGTCTGCTCAGAATACAAGAAAGATAATCCTGATCCGTCGTTTAAATTTCCAGAAGAAATAACATCAATGTCATCTGACCCTAGAAGTCCTTGTTTATTTGCGCCCGAAACGAACCAGCCTGTAGCTGAAGATGTTCCGTCGGTTGACGTTACAGATGCAGTTATAAAATTTGCAGCATCGATATCTTGATAGCGAACAACATCTCTTCCTACACCTTCGTCGAAAGATTGTGAAAGTGGGAATACAATTACTTTAAAATTAGAAGGCAGCGTTTGACCGCCTGCAACATCAAATAGCTTTAAGCTGCATTTGAATGAGCTGTTAGAGATATCTAAGACACTGCTTGTTAAGTTTCTTAAGGGCTGTAAATCAAACTTTAAAAGAAGCCTAGAGAGTTCTGTGGGATTAGATTCTCCGGAAACTTTACTTTCATCGTAAAGTTTAAAAAGATCAAGGGTTGCTCCCTTGCCAACATTTGCATCTGTAGCTCTAAAAGAATTGTCAATAATCTTGTTTGTAATGTAGCAGTCTTTTGATGCGGATAATATTCTAAACATTTTTTATATCTCTAGCTTACAGTTCCTCTAATATCTTCATTTAGGTATTTTACTTCAAAGATTCCTCCGGGAGGAGTAAATAAGATTCCTTTTTGAGTATTAGCAGAAATATTATATGAACTATTGGAATATGTTCTTGTCCCAACGTTTTCTGTGATGTTTCTTATTTTTATATTAGTTACGCTCAAGACACCCGTGACGTTAAAGATCAAATTTGTCAAATCAGACAAAAGAATAGATTCTTCAATTTGAAAATTCTCAATATTGAGATATGTAATTAGTTTCTGTATGCAGGACTTAAGAACTGCTTCTTTACTAAAGTTTGGCTGGACTGATATTTCAAAGTCTACGCCGATGTTTACAACTTGTGCATCGAGAATGTCAATAGCATCTGCGATCAATCTAAACTCATTTAAGTAACTTGCAAGATTCTTTTTAAGCGTATCAGGAGATGTCTGCAAAGATCCGTTACTATTTCTATTTATAATATAAAGAAGAGACGAAAGAGGATTAACAGGATTTGTTCTTACTGATGCTCGGAAAACTCTTCCGAACTCAGGTGGCATTGTATAGACTCTTGCAAGAAGATCCTTTTTGGTAACAATTCTAGACTGTAAGTTTCTAGCGCTAGATATTAATCCTCTTATTTGATCTAGGGTAGGAGCATCTTCGCCGCCGATGGCTGGGCTTTCATTAGATGCAAAAACTGACGTTCTTACGGATCTCTCAACTAATGATGTCGGAGACTGTGAAAATTTCATTGCGATAGAGCCCAGAGCTGTAATAGCCCGGGCGCCGACATTGTGACTTAGGCCGCCGCCGTGACGGTATTGAACAGTTAGATTTGTTCCCCTTGGGGAAATGCCAAGTGTTCTAGTCTTTAATAAGTTTTCCGGATCAATTGAAAATCTATTGAAGCTTGTTCTTCCGTACAGGGGAAGAGAAAGATCAGAAGGATCAGGAATGATATCTTTGTCAAGAGTGTCCCCGCGGCCTGAGCCAAAACGAATTGTTGTAAGGCCTGTTGACGTAGATGTTGTTGTAATAAATCTATAAGGCGCGGGCTTAATTGCTAAGCTTTGATTGACTTGAAAATTGTCGCTAGTCTGGTTTTCAGATCCCACGTATACAGTATCTTGAACAAGCGACTCTACTTCAAAGTATGTATTTCCTTCATCGTCTCGCAAATCTAAGATCTGACTTACGTTTGTATTGCTAAGCGAAATCTTTCTAAATGACTCGAAAGCATCTGGAATTTCAAATGATTCAGTAGTTCTATCACCAGACACACATGTTGTGTCTCTTGTGACTAAATAAGATGAAGGGTTTCCGCTAGCGTCTGTTGATTTAATCTCAATAGTTGCTAGCAGTGTTCCTACTTCATCCTTTTCTGCGAAGTCAATATTCTGAACAGTATTAAACACAATACTGTTATCAGCGATAACTGTGCTTTCCTTGAGGAGTACAGGAAGTGCTGACGCTTGTGGCTGGAACTTGCTTCCTTGTTGCTCTGCCGGAACTTGAATTGTAAAAGAGACTGTTGCAACGGCTGGTGATGCACCTGTAATCTTGACTCCAGCTGCAGTTGCCATACGTTCAATATTAGCTCTTTCAACAGCAGTCTGGGGATCTAATTCTCTAAACTGGTGATCTAAGTAGAAAGATGATACATCTCCTACATACGAAGCAAGATCGAGAAAAAGGCCACCCAAAGATGCCTCTGAAAAATCCTGTATTTTTTCAGGAAAATATGTTCTGGCATATTCTAATAACTCTGCTCGAAAAGAGTCAAAATCCTTGTTTAAGAAACTTCTATTCTTTACGACCAGGAGGTCTTTCTTTGTGTTCTGGGCCACTTAATTAACCTCCGGTTCTCAAGAAAACTTTTATTGCTTTGTCAGTAATTGCAGCAGTCGGGACGCTGTAAGCTACAGTTATTACAATAGTTGCAGAACCTGCATCGGCGTCATTATTATCTATCTCTGACTCGAAAGAATCTAGGGCGACGAATGGCATAAATTTTGTAACTGCGCCCTTTATTCTCATCATAGCATCTGTTTCCCAGTCAGGAGAAGTGTAAGAAAATAAAATAGGGTTTAAGTTGGCACCGAAATCATACATCCCTAATCGCTCACCGTGATTAGTTAAAATTAAGTTTCTAAGATTGTCCGCAATTTGAGATGCCAGATTTCTATGCATCCTAAAAATTCCATCATTTCCTACCCCGATTTGCAAAGGGGTTGTAATGCCAATCGGTAAAGGATCAGGCTGGGTTCTCAACTGCGTATCAGTTGTTAATTCTCCAACACTTTTAAAACTTATAGTTGCCATTTACAAACACTCAAATATAAATAGTTAAATGAAATAGTTTTAGGACCAATTATTTCCGTTAAATGTCCCAGACTTAAACCAGCTATCAATAGTATCTGTAATTCTTCTTACAGTTTCAGTGGATTTTTGAGCCAGAGGGACTGTAGAATCAAACTCTACATTTTTTACGACCGATATAATTTGAGCTCCTAAGCCGGCGGGTGGGGGTGAAGGTGCACCATTACCCCCTTCATTCGT